ATTTATAAATGCTTGGGTTGTTATTATTCAGGCATTATTTTGCTCTTGAATCCTTACTATTAATAACCTTTCAAAAGGGGTGAGTTTGCTCTCCCCTTTGTCATTTCTGGCGTTGTCCCGTTTTGTCCGATTTTTTAAATGGACAGTTTTCCTTGCCAGCCCTTACTGGGCGCGGATTGCGGCGATCTTACCGGATCGCCTTTTGATCACCTCAAATTATCAAAAGCTGCCACGCAAAATAGCAAAGCCTATTAAATTCATAGACTTACTTTTTTGCCTCAGTTCGCCCAGATCGGTCAGCTTGGACAAAGTTAGAAAAAGCCGGACGGGAGTCCGATTTTTGAAAGTGTCATCAGTCGCCAGAAAGCGCCTTGGCGCAAGGCTTTGCAGGCAGAATCGGACCAAATTAAAACTGGATTAAAAAAATGCCCCGAAACCCGCGCTGGGTGGGGGAGTTGTGCGGATTACGTGGCAAAACCCCAGTTTTACGTGGGCTTTGCGCAGGCGCAGTGGCGCGCTGTGCGATTGTGCAGAGTGCATTCAATGCTCGGATTGTCTTTTAAATGGATGCGGCAGAATCGCGCTGATGGCGTTTGGTGGGGCTGGATTGGTTGCTGCCCTCAAGGGGGAGGGCAGCAATTTAGATCATTGGGGCGAGGGTGCTACCAAGGTTTTTGGCTTGGCCGCTTTGACTGGAGAAGTCACCTGCAACATCCGCAGCGGTGGTTGGCGTTCCGGCTTTGGTGACGATGTGGGTATGGCTTGCAGCGCTGCTGGCGAGCTGTTCGACCACGGCCATCAGTTCGTGCAGCAGTTGATAGATGTTGGTGTTGTCACTGCCGGCCCAATGGGTAGTAGCCACGGATTTGCGTAGTTTGGCAACGCGCTCTAGCAAGTTTTCACCAGCCAACAGTTCGTGGGTTTTCTCGGTGGCGATGCGGGTGCCAGATAGACCCAACAGGGTTAGCCAGTTAGCGGCGATAGTTCGATGGCCTTGGGCTTGTTCGATATCGTGTTGTTCAACACTGCGCTGGTGCGCCCCTAATTGGTGCTGCTGGCTATCGGCTTTGACTGTCACGGTTCGGGCCGTCTGCTGTAGGAGGTGTTCCGTGTGTAGTAGCTGATCACCACCGCTAGTGATGTGGTGGTACGCCTCGCCTTGTTGAATGCGACTGTCGCCATTAGCCAGCTGCGGCAGCGAAAGCTCCTCACCTAATACGGTACGCACGAATGGCCGGTGGCTGTGGCCAAAGGCGAATCCCAGCTCGACGATAGTGCCTGGTTGCGCAAAGGTGAACTGACCCGCGCTGTGACTTACCGCACCGGGCAGTGGCACATTTCGATAGGGCGGCACTAGGGTGTTATCGCTGCCATCAGGATTAATCAGCTGCACATCTACCGCTAACGCTGGACGTTTGGCGGTTTGCAAATGGCCAGCAACGACCGGTTCACAGGTGTTGATCACCCGAGCAAGTTGGCTTAGGTGAGTTTGGGCGCCCAGTTCGGGGAAGTGTTGCTGCAGTTCTCGTTGCTGGGCGGTTTCCGACTGGTACCACTGCAGCGTTAATTGGCTGCCATCGAACAGCAGCTGCTGAACGCGATTGCCGTTAACCAAGGTATCTGGACGGATGGCTGGCAGCATTGGCAGTTGCACGCCGCTGTTGGCGCGTTCGCCAGCATAAAGCTTATCGTCAACGGCGATGGGATTACTGGCCCAGTGGCTTTGCTCCCACGAACCGAGCCAGATAGTGCCGTTGGGTTTGCTGAACCAAGTGTAATTGTCGATACCAAATATCACCCCAAGTTGGGCCATCAGCGCATAGCCGGTACCTCGATGGGTCAGGTTCGCGGTGGCCAGTTGGGCGCAGGACTCTGGGCATTCCAACGTTAACCCGGTGATCACCGCCATCGCATCCAGCAGATCACGAAGGGTTGGGTGCAGCATCGACAGTGGTAGCGGCTTAGCCAGACGTGCGGCGGGTTCACGCAAAATCAGGCGATGGGTTTGGTTGGTGAGGGTTTGGCAAGATTCCACCGTGGCGGTCATCCAGCACTTCAGTGGTGGTGCATAGGCTAATTCCACTTGGACCGACTCGCCCTCGGCCAACGCTTGGCCGCAGGTGACAATGGCACGACCGGCGCTGCCTTGGGTGAGTGCTGCGGTAATGCTGAGTAGCGGATGAACCCGATCGCCAACGCGCAACTGTTGGTGCAGCTTCATAAGCTGGCCCCCTCTGATTGCGCCAGTGCTTGGTCAAAGGCTTGGGTGTTTTGGCTGCGCTGCTCTTGCTGCTCGGCGACACTTTTCACTTCACGCAAGGTGAAGCTTACTTGCCACGCATGCAGCGTGGTTTGTTCGGTCAGGCTCAATTGGCCGGCGAATTTGGCAAGGCGGCACTTAACGACGCGTGCCGTAGCATTGCCAATCCGAAAAGCATGGCGACTGCCATCAGTGGCCTTTTGCCGAGACAGCTCAACCAAGCGAACGGCTTGGCGTTCGTTGGTGTACGACAGACGACCGGTTACTTTCAACTCCACCGGTTTGGTGCCTGTTTCGGCGGTGATTGCTTGTGAGCTTTTGCCGCTGGCATCTTCATCGGCAAAGTTGGCGCTGACTGATACGGTCAGGTTATCGAGGTGAACGGCTTCACCGTCGAGTGTTAACTGAACTGACATTGTACCTCCAGCTCTGGCAGTGGCTGATCGCTAAGCACCACCGTCGCTAAGTAGTCGAAATGGGGTGGTAGCACTAGGTTGCGGATCTGTTTGGTTAGCTCTGTGGCTGAGCCATGAAGTTTGCGTGCCCAAAGTTCGACAGGTTGCGGCGCGGTGTTGGCTTGTTGCTGCAAAGCGGCTTGGTTGGTATTCCAGTCACTGCGCCACTGTGACAGCGCCTCAGCCAGTTCGGTCGGCTGCTGTGCCATCGCAGCGATGGCCGCTTTGCCTTGGTTTTGTTTGCGGCCGATAACTGTTTGGACCGATGACGGCATACGCCACAGGTTGGGATTGCGGTTGCTGATCAGATTGTCGTCTTGGGCGGCCTCGGCTTGCAGGCGCGCCAGCTCAGATTGCCAAAACTCAAAGCCCGCCTGGCGCTGAAAACTGGTCACCCTGTTGACCAGCTGAGCTCTGGACATGGCAACGATTGCAACGATGTAAGCGTAACCGCCTGCAGGTAACTGAATGCTATCGAGGCGGGCAGTGCAGTAGTAGATGTGAGTCATTTGTTTGGCACCTACGCTGCGCGCTTCCACATATAGACGTTCATGCGGCGGCCGCGAACGTCGAGTGTTGCACCTGATGTGCCTGTGCTTGAGACAGATACCGAGTGGCTGTGCGCACCGAAGTTCACATCAGTGTAATGGTAGTGACTTCCATCACTGCCAATTGACAAAGAATGCGTGTGTAATCCCGCTGAGTTAGTTAAAGGTTCCCATGAGTTAGATGAGTAGTTCCCAAATGTAAACCCTTTGCCTGATGCCCCTTTCCCATAGATAAATGCCCCCTGAGCAGTTGTGTAACCATTAATGCGGACACCTCCGCTGTGGTGGTGGTTTCCTGCGCTATTTGCTGAGCCTGAGTGCCCATGATCTCCGGTTGTATTGGTGGTGAATCGCTTATTAAGCATTGCACTCCCGCTACTTGCTGAGTGCGTATGCGCTGGCACTGGCACGGTCGGCGTATTTGTTCCCGAAACCTCGCCAATCCCCGACGTTGCACTGCGAATACTGACGTCGCTTTCAATCAGCGCCCATGTGCCTGGATAGCCATAGGTGGCAGGATTGGCACTGTTGGTGGTTATCAGCAGGTGGCCAGGTGGGAACATTGCAGCCAGTACTGCAGTGGCAACAGCGCCAACTTGAGCTGCGGTATGGCCGTGGTTGGAGCGGGAGAAGTCACTGGAATTTAAGCCGTCCAATTTATCAGCGTCCACGGCTTTAGCTCCTTTACCTAGATAACGAGCATCAGCTGCAGCTTGAGTTAGCTTGCTCGCTGCTAAGTCAAATGCCGCTTTTACCGCACTGGCGGTGGCTGCAAGTACCGTGCTAGTGCTGTTGGTGGCGCCGCTAAGTTGGACAACGCCTTTGGAGGTAGTCGATGCGTTTGGTAAGTCACTGGCAAGATGTTGGTGTTGTTTGGTGGCTTTATTTGCCAGCGCCTCTGATAACCCTTCAACGTGGTTGATCGCCATTTCGCGTTCGGTGTTGTCGGTTTTGAAGAAGCTGTCGTTCATGTGCGAATAGTTGAGCTTGTCGCCGATTTTGTATTCTTCGCCGTCAACAATCCCTTGCCCCGTCACAAACCAGTAGGCCGATACCAGTTGGCCATTGCCCTGTTCGTCAGTGATATACGGCTTGGCGGGGAATACGCCACTGGTGGCGTTCCAGTCACCAAGGTTAACCACCGCGCCTTGGGCAATTCGTAGGGCAAAATCCGCGGTCTTTTTTACGTCCGATAGGGCTTGAGAACTTGGCACATGGGCATCGCTTTCCAGTGCCGGATCGTGGCTCACTTGCGCTTTTTCTAGATACAGTGCCAAACCGCCGAGGCGGCGAGCATCGCGCCAGCCGTTGCCGTCGCGTTCGGCCACTAGGGCGTAATGGCGAACAAATCCGGCGGCATCGGTATCGCTTTCTGGCACGGCATCCATGGTGTGCAGGGTTGCGACATTGTGCCATGCACCAAGGGCGCTGCCTTGCTGGCATACTTCGGCCACCAGCAATGCGCCGTTGCCAGTGATTACCGTTGCTTGGGCCAATTCGGTGCGCAGCCCTTGCACGTAAGCGGTACCCGGCAAGCAGTGCCATTGGTCGTCGATGGGCTCGGGTTTAAAGCCGTCAGCTAAAAAAGCCACGTTGCCATAGATGTCGCGGTTACTGGCTGCTTCATCGGCCATTAGGCCGAATAAACGCTGATGCCAGTCGACCATCCAGGTGCTTGGATCAACCTGCAGTTGGGTGGCTTCGGTGGCGCCGGAATAGCGCATCACCATGTTTTTAACCAAGGTGTTACCGGTCTGCTGATCGGTGGTCGCCAATTTCTGTTCGATGCCTTTATGCACCGCCATGGCAATGGTGCCAGTGGCGCGATTGGCAAGGAACATGGCATTGAACTCAAAGTCTCCAAGGCTGGTTGGCAGCACGACAGCATAAACAATATCGCTTGGGGTTAGTGCGCCAACCTGATCTGGCGATTGGCGATGGCGTACCCATTCAGGTCGGCACTCAACGGCAGCGCGGTCAATCGGCTGGGTGGGGTCTAATTCGGGGATCAGCGCCAAGATAATTTCATCCAGCTCAACAGGCTGGCCATTCAGTTCGCACTGGGCGCGATAGGCTTCAAAAGCAGTGGTGATGACATTCTGGCTCATGCGGGTAACTCGGCAAGATAGATCTGTTGTTGGTAATGCATTTGGGCTGCGCGCAACTGCATGGTGGCGGGGTAAAATACCTCGAAGCGATAGCGGCGGCAGGTGCGGCCGTATAGCTGGATGATGTTGGCAATCAATGGCTGGTTTTCGCTGATCACGCTGTCATTCAGTTCAATGGTGATCACATCCCAATCGGTGTTTGGCTGACGCTCTTTGATGGTGACGACGCCAAGGCCCAACCGTTCAAAAATCTGCTTGAAGCCGATGGCGCTGCCACTGTCGCGAAAGTTTTGCCAGGCGTAGTGCACCCGCATCCGATACAAGGACAACGGCTCGTCGGTTAAGCGCGGCACGGCGCGCTCCCAACCAATCAGGTTCAACAAGCGTTCGTTACAGGTAAGCGGGTTGGCTTGGGTCAGCGGCCACAGCAGCCAGTGTTTCACCTGCTGCCAGAACTGGCGCAAACCGCGCACCAAAAACGCGGGCTCTTTCGGATCTTTTGGCAAGGTTTCGCCATCCATCCACCACGGTGCTTTGGCGATTGGCAGCGAAGGGCTGTGCAGTTCGTGGTTCATGGTTGCACCTCGGTGATGGTTAGGCTTGCTAGCGTTGGCATCACAATGCCGCTGGTGATGTCGGCGTAGCTGATGGTTAAGCCGCCAAGCGCTGGCAGCTGCTGATGGCACTGGGCAATCAAACGGCTGATGGAGAACGTCGCCAGCGGTTGCACGCGGCTGATGTCGGCAAACCCGTCCAGCTCACGAAAGGCGGCGCGGATCCGTTGTTCGATGGCCAGTTGCAGTGATCCGCGTTCGTCAGCCGTAGCATCGGCAGCGGGCCAATACTCGGCGACAATGACGTGGGGTTGACTCGGAATAGCAAACACCTCTAGGTCGTCACCGTGACCATGAAAACCGGCATCGATGTGGCCATTGATGGTGGTTAGTAGCGAAGCCGGTACCGCACCCACAGGCATCCAGATGTAGCAATTGGCGGTACCAGGACCGCGGGGGGCATCATGCTCGAACGCCATGTGATCCAAGCGAACACCACCTGCTGTAGCGATGATGTCGCGATAGACCGCATCGATATGGAACTGGCCAGCGGTCGCAAAGCGGTTTTGGATCCTCTGGGCTAAGGCCTCGTCCTGCTCTTGGTCTTGTCCTGGTGCTAACAACCAATTGGGCTGGTTGGTTACGCTGGCAATCCCATCGATGGCAACAGGCAGACGGTTAAAATAACCGGCGGGTAGATTGTGCGACTGCCCCGCTTGGGTTGCTTCGCACAGCACTTTGCCATCACCACCAACGGTGATCACGGTATCGGCCACCACCTGCAGCGCGTAGCTGTGACCATCAATCGGCTGAGTTTCAACGATGGTGCCAGCGGCAATGGTTAACTCTGCGGTTGGATCGGCAACCGTGAAATGCAGATAGCCACGGGCTTTGGTGGCAGGGTGGCGTTCGATGTCCACTCCTTTGCCTTTCAGTTCCAAATAGACGCCACGGGCGGTGCTCAGAAACATCGCCGGCAGCACATGGCCAGCGATCAGCTTGTTGGTCAGCCACAGCACTGGCGTGACTACTACCGCTTTCACCAAGCGCCAGAACGGTGACATGGCGCGGTCGTTGGCGATAGCACTGCCAGCGGCGCTCACCGCTTGCTCTAGCTCGGCAGTTACTTGGTCTTCGGTCATCGGCAGACCTTCGTCGGCCATCACTTGGGCAAAGTTCACGGTCACGGGGTGATCTCCAAATTAAGCCCATCGCCATGCTGGGTTTGGGCGGTTAGCAGGTAGCGGTCATGCGCTTGTTCTTCAATCCAGATGGAGCCGGACACCAGCCGCGCATCTTGTTCCACCAGCAGTTCAATCTCGGTCAGCACATCCGCGCGCTCGGCTTGGCTGCGGTTGCCCAGCAGCTTGCGCGCCAGTCCTGACTCCATGATGGTGTGACGGATGTCTTGGCCGATGCTTGGGGTGCCATCGACCTGCAGCGGTTGTTGGCCGTCATCGAGCATCAGCCCGCCGTCTGCTATCAACAGATCCACAAATGCTTTATCCAATGGTTAACAACCTCTGTTCATCAAGGCCAAGCAGCGAAAAGCTCGGCATTGGCTGGTGAATATGAATGTCGCCGGTCTGTACGCTTTGGCTTTGTTGGTTGCCGCCTGTGGCTTGGGCGATAACTTGCGCCACCGGTACCGGCGCGGGGGCAACGGGCTTAGTTAGGGATTGGTGTGATGCCAAACTGGTTTGCGCTTGTTCAATCGTTGGCATGTTTAGGTCGACCATTGATGGTGCTTGTCGCTCAATTGCAAGTTGTGATGTCGTGATCTCAAGTAGTGGCGCCACATTCACAATTGGCTCTGAGGTTGACTGCAGCGACGGTGCGGGTTCGATAGCTAATAGCTCTGATGCCAACTCTGGCAGTTCGATATCAATGCCTGGGATCTTATTCAGCAGGCCGATAACCCCAGAAAACAGCGTCATCAGGTTGTCACCGATGGCCGCAAAGAAGTTGCCCACCATGGTGCCGACCATCAAACCGGTGTTGGCGAACTCGGCCAGCTCGTCGCCGCTGGATTGAATTGGCGTCAGCCAGCCAAACAACAAACTGCCGATGGCCGAGACTTTGCTCCAAATCCAACTGAACACAGCCACCAGTGGCGCGAACGCCTCAAACAAGCCGCTGGCCTTTAAACCGTCAACAAAGCCACTAAAAAATGCTGAAATTGGTTGCCAGTAACGCATTACCATCACCGCACCCACGGCCAAAGCCCCGATCAGTAAGCCAACGGGATTGAGCCCCATCACCAGATTCAGCATCGCTTGACCAGCGGCGAGCACCTTAGTGACAGCGGCTTGGCGCAAACTGGCCAGCGTTAGTCCCTGCATGGTGCGAGTCATGGCGGTGTAGCCGTTACTGATGGTCACCAGCATCCCCTTGAGCTGACCGAAAGCAGCCGATAGAACGCGAGTGCTAACGGTGCTAGCCCATGTGGCGGCGGTCTGCAGTTGGGTTTTGGTGGCGCTTAGCATTGACGCCACGGTATAACCACGAATGGCGCTGGTCAGTGCCGTTGTACTGGTGCTAGTTAGCAGCATGACCGGACTTAATGCCGCTGTGCCGGTGCGCAATAACGCAAACACGGCGCTGCCGGCACTGATGATCCCGGTTAGAACGGTTAGGCCAACGGCGGCGGATAACACAAAGCTGGTCAGCCCCGGAAACTCGCTGGCTAAGTGGCTAACGCCATCAATCAGCCCCGCAAGGGCGCTGCTGACGGTGTTAACCACCGGCATCACGGCAGCGGCTAAGTTTTCCTGCATGGTCATCCAGCTGCCGGTTAACCGCTTGATGGCATCGGTTTGGCCGTCAGCCAGCTTATCCAGTGCGGCAGTGCCAGGCGTGGCCATTTCCCCCAAGGCGGCTTTCAGCTTGTCTTGCTGGCGCAGTAGGGTTTGGATCACCATCGCGGCGTCGCCGCCCTTTTCATCCAGAAGCTCAAATTCGTTGGCATCCAAGTCGCCAAACTTGGCCTGAACTTGGTCAAGGATGTCTAGGATCGGCCGCATCTTGCCTTCGGCATCCAGCGTATCAATCCCAAGCTCGGCCAGTGCCGAGCCCTCACGAATAAAGGCTTCGTAAAAGCTGGATGCGTCGGATTCGCTGTGCTCTACCTGCAGCGCCCCAATAACGGCGATCTGCTCTGGCAAGGCAATGTCGTAGTTCTTGGCAAGGCTGCTGATGGATTCCATCGCCCCCGCCATTTCATCAGCCGAGACGCCGAAGTGGCGCGAGGCCACGGCGTTGGCGTTGGCCATGGCGCTGATAAAGTCGACCTTGCCGATTTTGTCGGCTTCGTCTTGATAGGCGTGGTACAGGCGGCCAAGGTATTTGCTGACCGCTTGCACATCTGAACCGGTGGCGGCGGCCAGCTTGGCGGTGGCAGCGGTGATCTGCGATAGCTCAGCACCGTTAACATCGCCGACAGCACGGCGCACCAATTCCGCCTGCTGCACGAACTCGGCAGAGCTAACGCCAAATTCGCGGCTGAACTCTTGCGCGGCATTGCGGATCTCAGCCAGTTCACCTTCAAAGCCGGAAGACTCCAACCCCTTTAGGGCTCGGTCCAGCTCCAGCCCTGGGCTAATGGCGGCAACCACGCCCATGCCTGCGGCAATGGCGGAGCCAGCGCCCGCTACCATGTCATCAAAGTTACCGCGCAACTGCTGTTGAAACGCCTCAGCCGAGCGGTTGAGCTTATCCAGTTGGCCGCCAACCTTAGTCAGGCCACTCGATAAGCGGTCGTTCAGACTGATTTTGACTTTGAGTTCTTCGTTTTGGCTCACGGTTACCCCTTAAAGGCTTTGCCGATGCCGGCGGCGGTGGCGTTACTGCTCAGTTGCCAATAGCGGCGGTCTAGCCACAGCGCCATGGTCAAGCTGTCTTCACTGTCATCCTCTGCGGGCAGGTAGTGGCGGCGTAGTGCCAACAGCTGCCCGAGAGGATTTCGTTCAAGCTGCTCGACTGCGGCACTTATCGCTTTAGTGCAACGTCAACGCGTGGGGCGAACTCAGCCAGCAGCACTTCGGCCATCGCTTGTGGGGCGGCTGGGTTTTCATCCATAAAGCGGGTTAGGTCATCGCGCTGATCGGCAGCGATGGTGCTTTGCAAAAACTGGATGGTGGTGCCCGCCAAGTTTTTGCCGGCGCCATTGATGATGCGGTTGTAGCTTTCGGTGGTGACGATAAAGGTGTAATCGTTGCCATCGGCGGTCAAAGTCAGTGATTTTTTCATGGTTTTTCTCGGTTCAGTTTCGGATGCAGCAACTGGTGTAAGTGCGCAAAGCCGTTGTCGATTTTCAGTTCGATGACCTCTCGAAGGTGGGCAGAGTCCTGCGCAATTCGGCGGTCAAGGTTGGTTAGGTAGCTCTCAAATTCCGCCCGCTTTAAGTAGGCTTCTTTGATCTCTTGCAGCTGGGCTTGTTGTTCGGTCAGGGTGGTGGCGTGGCCATTCACTTGATTGCGTAGTCCTTCAATTTGGCTGCGCAGGTGGTGGCTTAAGCCGACTACTACTGCCACCACAATGCCCAGGAACGTCAGCAGCGCGGTCAGCAGTTCAGCTTGGGTCATGCTTGTTTCTCGGTGGTTGCCTGTTGTCTTTGGGCGTGCCGAACCAGAACTGCACCGACATCCCCACAAAGGTGATGATCTGGCCGAAGATAAACACCGCTAAATCGCGGTTGGCATCCGGCAGAGTCACGCTAGAGACAATCCACAGCAGCGCACAGGCCAGCAGCAGTAAGCCAATCGACATCAGCGATACCATGGGATGGTCTCGCAGGGTTTCGCGGGCGTGGGCAATGCCAGATAACCGCTTGGCTTCGCTGTTGGCGTGGATCTGCAGTTCGGCCAATTGCAGTTCGTTCAATTGGGTGCGGTGCTGTTGTTCCAGTCGCTTTAACTCCAGCAGCAGTTCAGGGTGATCGCGCAGCGCCTGTTCGATGGACTCGGGGTTGTTATCCACCCCCAGCGCAGCGGCAATCATGCCCCCGACCTTTTCACCGGCACCGCCGCCAAGCAGGCTACCCAGCACTGGCGCGGTATTGCCGATTAAGTTTTTAACGTTGTCCCAGATGCTCATAAGCGGATGACCTCCAGTGGCCAGTCTGATGAACCAAGCTCCTGTTTCAGCGCATTTAGTGCTTTGACGGAGTGAGCCACGCCCCATTGGCTGGGGTGCATTTCAGTGCCAGGGGCGATGCAACCTTCTAACTGGCGAGGGAAGTTGGCTGCGTGCACCAAGCAATGGGTGCGCTGGCTTGGTCCTTGAACGGTTACGCCAACATTGGCGTTCTCTACTGCGAAACAGTCGCCGAACCGTGGCGAGTGGTGGCGCATTAGGGTGTAGAGTCCGGCAGGAATGCAGCTCTTACCCTTGGCGTTGTTGTTCCACTCGCGCTCGGCGGTGAAGCAGAGCCGCTGCCCATCTAGCAGCAGCTCGCCGAACGTTCCGGTTGGTAGCGACTTGGTGATCAAAACAAGGCGCGGTTTCATCAGAAGTCCCGGGTGGTGGTTTTGGACAGGTACGGCACACCATCAATGCGGATAAAGTCCGGGCTGGTGATAAAGCCTTCCAGTGAATGTTTGGTCTTATCAGCGCTGGTGGTGTCGATGCTAAACAGATCGGTCACCTTCAGCTTTACGCCAAACACTTCAAGGTGCTGTTCGCGCTTCATCGCACTGCCAAAGCAGCTGATGTCGAACGGCTCCAAATCTTGGAAACTACCCGCCGATTTCGCGGCCTTGATGATGATTTCGAACTGATCGGAGTCCAGCTCTAGCGACACCGATGCTTCGCAACTGCCAACGGTGTAGCCGTTGGTCACGCCACGAGTCATCGCGACCTGGGTGTTGTCAGTGATGCTGACGCTCATCGACTCCACCATCACCAGATGGCCACCGATGTTGATGTCAAAGTTTTGGGCGGATAAACGCATGGGGAATGCTCCTTACAGGCCGCTAAGGTCGAGGCCCAAGCCGATGCCAATCGATTTCGGGCTGTGCCAAGGGGTTAGGGATAGATACACCTGCATGTTGGTGCGGGTGAGCCAAGTGATGCTGACGGCTTCGTCGCCTGGGGGCTTAATTTCACCTGGCAAGGTGGCATTGCCGAACTTTGACGATTTCGCCATCTGTCGCAGTGGGGCAGCCAGCAGGGTCTTGGTGGAAGCAATCGAGCTGGCCGAGCTGTTAATGGCGCGGTCGGCAATCATTGGGATCGCTTTTAGGCGCACAATGCGGGCGCCTTTCATCAGCACTCGCAGGTTTTCAATCACCTGAAAATCGCCAGTGTCGGTATCCAGCGTGCGGCCGTCGGCCCAGTAGGTGCCGTCGTAGTCTGGGAAAGTGGCGGGTACGTTCATCCGCTCTTTTTCCATTGCCTGCAAGGTGGCGCTGTCCACCGCTAAACCAGCGCTGTCGAGTACCGGTGAACCCAGACCAATCAGAGGGCCGGTTTTTACGCGCATTGGGCTGTCAGCCACGGTCACTGAACGATTACACAAGCGGCCAGCCAGTACGCCCAAGTTGTTGCCGTGGGTTGGTGGTACCACCATCACGCCGTGCGCGGCGGCACCAGACAGCAATGCGGTCATAGCGGTGTGGTACTGGGACCACGATTCGGTGACGGTGGCAGCGGTTTTGGCAGAGCGTGCTGCTTCGGTTTGCAAGCCACGCAGTGGCAGCATCACAAAGCTCCAACGCGCCCACTTGGCCACCAGTTCGGAATGCAGCTCTTGCGCCTTGGTGATGTCGGCTTGGTCGGCCACGGCAGAGCAGCGCACGATCGCTTCAAAGGAACCGACCTTTTGCGCGGCCATTGCAGCGTCATACCAATCTTGGCCATCCGGCAGTACCCAAACCCCAGCAGTCCAGTTGCTGCCGGCGTTTAGCATCGCCGCACGCAGGGTGGTTTTTAGCTCGGTATCGTCTTCGCCCAGCAAGCGGTCAAAGTCGGTTTCGGTATTGACGTTCAGCAGCACGCCTTTTTCTTGGGCGGCGGCACACGGGCCAATAAACAGGAAGTGGCGTTCAATTTCAGCGCCAGAGCCTTGTCCTTGGTTGAGTAGCGCAACGTTAATCGTCGGATACATGGGTTAACCTCATTTCTCTTTAAAGAATCGTTTTACTTCGGCCATTACGGCGTCATCGTGGGTGCCAACCAATGGCCGTGCTGGTAGTTGGATGGTCCAGCTCTGCTTGCTGTCTTCACCACGCAGACGCTTAAGGGCAACAACGCACTGGCGTTCGGTCATGTTGGCGATGATCCATTTCACCGGTGGTGACTTGGTGGTTGCCTTGCCGCGGGCGTTTTTGCGGCGAATTTTGTAACCGGCGCTTTTCAGTGCTCGGGCTAGGCCACGGTTTGGCGGGCCATCGTTTTTCTTGCGATACACCTTGGCTGCCCATGCTGCGGTGCGGGTTTCGCGGCGACCGTAGTGATGGACGTGCGACAAAATGCGGTTCCAGCGGGTGTGAAAGGTGACGGTTATCGAGTCACCAAAACTTTTCACCCGTAGTTGGTCACGCTTAGCGCCACTTAATTTCTTGGCGTTTTTCTTCTTAAGGTTCTTTTTGCGAGGTGCCCAAGGCGTACCATCTGGCCCACATTCTTGGCGGATCATCTGCTTGTTTTTGCGCTCCAACACTCGGCGCACGCGAGCGTTTAACTGCTTGCGTCGGTCGTTGGATAGGGTCATCCGCTGCAGCTGCTTGCGCAGGCGATCGGCGTCTAAAACTAATTCACTCATGGCAGGCCACCACGGTGATGGTTTCAGCGATATCGACTTCTGGTGCGGCGATGCACCAGTGCTGGCCATTGAATTTCACTGATCCTTGCTCGTCTGGAATAAGCTCCAGCAGCTCGATGAAACTGACCTCTAAAGCGATATCAATTTTGCCCTCATCGACCACTTCGGTTTTGACGGTTACGGCGCTGTCGTTGGCTTCCAATAGATAGCGGTGTTCATCGTTATCAATCAGCCATGCGGCGGCTTGGGCCAGCAAGGTCGCGGTATCCACTTGGGTAAATGGCACGTCTTCAATGCTAATGGCGCTGACGTAATAGAAGTGCGCCAACTGAATGCCATTGCCAGAGCGCTTGCCAACCAGCGACAGCTGTGCCGGTGCCATCCAGCTTTCCAACTTGTGGTGCAGTTTGCGGGGCAGGCAGTCCAACAGCGCGGCGGTAAACGCCTTGTGCAGATGACCAAGGCTCATAGGAACGTCACCCGTACGCCGGAAATCCCCAGCAGGCGATTAACGTAGGATTCAGACTCAGCCATCAGTGCTTCACGGGTTTCGCTGGCAAGCGAGTGGGCGTTATTGGCTTCGCTGCGCTGGGCAATGCTGCCGAACTCGGCCAGCAATAGCGCCTTGGCGCGGGCAAATACGGCAGTCTGAAACGCCATGGATGCCCAGCTGCGTTCGTGCACATTAAAGCCCGGCACTTCGTTAGCGTTGGCAATGCCTTCGGCTTGCCACTTCGCCACCTGCTGCTCTAACCGCTCTGATATCGCCGTGGCGGCATTCATCAGCGCCGCAATCTGGTTGTCTTCGTGCACGTCTGCCGGCACTGCACGGGCGCGCTGAAATTCCGCCACATACAGATCAGGCCAAAACAACACCCCACTGATGACAGCGGAGGAGGCTTCAGGAACTGGATTGCCATTAAACATGCCGTTTCTCTTATTAGGACGGCTGGCCAACGGGGCATAGGGGATTAGGCTAAGCCTGTCTCCTGTGCGCCGTGGCCGCCGTTTGGGGGAGCCGTTATAGGGCGTTAAGGCGCATTGAAATACGCCCGATTAAGGTCTTAACGCCGATTTTGCTGTATTGCTGCTGCGCCATTTCCAACAGCTTTTGCGCGGTTTGCAGGGCGCTGGCGTTGTCGATGGCACTGGGCACCATGCTTGGATCTTCTTTGGCCAAGATGTGCAGCGCCGCCAACTTGTAGTAACGAGCGCACAGTGGCTCTGGCAGACGCCAGTCATGGGTTAGCCGAGTCAGCACCACAGCAAAATAGGGGTCGATGGATTGGCGGGCGGCGAATTGCCGCTCCGCCCAGGCAAACACCACATCGGCAGCGAACACCTCCATCGGGCGGCGAAATGGGCTGGTTTGCCCCTGCATCACCGCGATATGGGTGTAATCCAGTGCTTGGCCTAATTGTTCGGTGTCGAACAACCAAACGATGCACTGCACAAAGATGCGGTGTTGATACACCTTGCCCGCCGCCAAATACCGCGCCACTTCCGGCAGATAGCGTGGCAACAAGGTGTCACGCTTGAAGTCGTTGCGGTCATCTTGGCGCGCCAGTTGGCGCAAGAACGCAAGGTCTTCATCAAACTGCCGCTCGATGGTGTCGCGCTCGGCTGCCCACTGATTGGGGGCGGCTTTGAACGTCACTTGTTCGCGGAAATTGGCGGCGGGTGAGATCATTTGCCTTTCACCAGCTGCGCGGCAGCGTCTTCGGTGCTTACTGCATCGGCCGCATCGCTCTTGGTGGATTGCTCGACGATATCGGAAACGGGGGCGTCTGCGCCGTCTTCGGCCACGCTGGATGGGCGCGGGCCAATGACCATCGCGGCTTCATCAATCGCGGCATACGCTTCGAACACGCCAACGGCATAGCCTTCGTTACGCCAGTAGGTGGATTCCAGCTGCATGCGGTCGTCGTGGTCCTTCACCTTGCGGCGGCGCGAACCCTTCTGAGTTAACACCTGCAGGTTTTTCAGGAAGGTGACGGCGATGCGTTTACCAGGGAAGAACGGTGGCACGATGGCGCGGCGACCGGCGATGGTTTTTGCCAGAGTCTGGGCAGCTTTGTGCTCAACTGGGGAATCGGCAGCTTCCAGTAGGCGATGCTGTTCAGCAGCCACCAAGTCGCGGCCCACCAATACCACCAGATTTGGATCGTTCTGGAACACGGGATCAATCAGCGAGTTGATCAGGTCTTGCACCAGCGAATCCAGATTCTTGTAGGTGCCGTTGCCAGCCGCATCCAGATACACCGGCGCGGTGATCACTTGGTTTGGTGCGTGCTCTTTCACGTAGGCTTGCCAACCGACGTTGACGTCCTGCCCCAGCGGGTTAGCGCTTGGGTTAGTTGGGCGTGCTACGGCGGTGCCATTAAAACCGATTTTCAAGATATCCAAGCCAAAGCCGCGGTTGCCGTTATCGGTCAGCAGCTTTTTGAATTGGCCCTCGGTGCCGGAGTTACCCCAGACGCTGAGCTCTTGCCACGTAATAGCCATGCAGGAATCGGTATCGGCCAGCTTGAACTGGTGGCCATCTTTACCCAGCGAGCCTTTGAAGCGCTCGCCATCGCCGCGACCGGTCAGCAGCGCACCAACGCCGACGTTCACCACTTGGCCGACAATCTGATCCACGTCCAGCGTGGCGATTTCAGACAGCAGGCCATCGGATTCCAAAATGGCTTTGCGCAGCTTGATTTCCATCGGCTCGGTCAGCGAGAACTGCTGCGCCGCGTTGTCACAGCCATAGGCTTTCTGAATGGCTTGGGTGTAGCCATTCAGACGGGTTTGCAATAACGCTGATTTCATTACAGCACATCCTCATCTTGGTGATCGCCGCCAATACCCGCAGGGTTTGGCAGTTGGTTTGGTGCCAATGCCGACAGTTGAGTCAGCTGCGCTTGCATCTGGGTCACCTGGGCAGTCAGTTGCGTTACCGCGTCAGCAGCCGGTGCTGCCTCTGGCACTTTGGTGGCTTCGGCCAGCTGCTGTTCCAGCTCGGCTACTTTGGCGGTTAACTGCACCACCTGCTCGGCGGCGGTTAGCTCTGGCTCTTGCGGTGCTGGGGCGGCCAGCTTGGTTTGCAGTTGCACTAAGGCTTCACCCAACTGGGTGACTTGCTGAGACAGTTGGGTTAACTGCTCGGCATGAGGATCAGAAGGAGTGGTCATCTGAGGTTCCATCTTTGGTTGAGAGTTAGGGGAAAACGCCGCCGCTAAGCGAGAGAACACGCCCTCTGGCTTTGGCGTAAGGGCAGAGAGTTGAATCGCTTCGGCCTCGCCCACCAGCAAATGACTTTGCTGTGCAGACAATTGGATCCGCTCTACGCCTAAACAGGCGGGGGCGTCAGTCAGGGCAATGCCGCGCAGATAGGCTTTGCCGGTGTCGGCAAACTGCGGATCTAGCTCTACCGATGGGTAACACAGCTGTTCGGCTTGGTTGATGGCGACCATCTGCGCATTGGGGCGCAGACGTGCATAAAGCGCGGTGCCGCCGTTTTCGTCACGGGCTTGCAGTTCAACCACATCACCAATTGGCGAGCGGTCGTAACTCCAGTCGTACAAATGAATGGGATAGATCCGCGCTTCGTATTGGTTTGGATCATACGAAGCCGCCGCATCCTTTAGCATCTGCGGTTCGATCGTGCGCTTATCCGCAGTGACGCCGCTGGTGCAGACTCGGATCCAATCGGTGATTAGCTTGGGCATGGTGCTGTCCGTCAGGTTTGATAGCGGCAGCATAGGTAGCCACGCTCGGCGCTGCATTAGTGGCGTTTTCGGCTCATTCCTATTTTTCAAATATCGGAAAAGTCAGGAAATTTGTTGCGTTAACTGCAGCAGATAGCCGCCTACCATGGCGCCATTACTCCTTTTTTGAGGCCGCAATGGCGCACAGCGAAGAACTCCGACATGCCGCGCGGCGGCTGTTCCTTATTCATCGAACCCCCGACGAGATCGCCAACGAACTGCAGCTGGCGCGTTCCACCGTTTATGCGTGGATTTCTCGCTACAACTGGGCTGAACAGCTCAGCGAATTTGGCTTGATGGAATCAATAGAACGGCGGGTGCAATGCTTGCTGCTGGTTGATGACAAAACCCCAGCCCAGCTAAAAGAGTTGGATCTGCTGATGGAACGCCACGTCAAACTGATGGTCAGTCGCGCCCGCAGTGAAGCCAGCACCCAAGCGGCCGCCGCCAAGCAGCTCGACAGTGGTGGTGCCGACACCGCTGGCGCCCCAAGAAGTGGACGGCGTAAGAAAGAGAAGCCGGTTAAAAATGACGTCAGCAAACTGACCGAAGAAGACTTGGCCAAGTGGCTGGATATGCTCTATCCGTTCCAGCGAGTAATGCACGACAACATTCATCAGCGCATTCGCAACACCTTGAAGTCGCGCCAGATTGGCTGGACCTATTACTGCAGCGGCGAAGCACTGTGTCGCGCCATCAGTGACGGCGCAGATCACATCTTCCTGTCAGCCAGTCGCGCCCAGGCGGAAGTGTTCCGCTCGTACATCATCAAGATTGCCCAGCAGCTGTGGGATATCGAGCTCAGCGGCAATCCACTGGTGCTGCACACAGCTAAAGGCAAAGCCACTTTGCGGTTCTTGGGTACCAACGCCAACACCGCCCAATCCTATTCCGGCCACCTGTATGTGGATGAATACTTCTGGATGCGCGACTTTGCCAAAATCAAAACCGTATCCAGCGCCATCGCCACCCATAAACGCTGGACGCTAACCTACTTTTCCACCCCATCCAGTGAAGAACATCCAGCCTATGGCTTCTGGACCGGTGACGAGTGGAAAGGCACCGATAGCAAGCGACAGGCCACCCCCTTTCCGAAATTTGATGAACTGCGCGACGGCGGCCGCCTGTGTCCTGATGGTCAGTGGCGCTTGGTGGTCACCATGGAAGATGCGGTGGCGATGGGCTTTGACCTGGTAGACATCGACCAGCTGCGTGACGAACGCAGTGATCACGAATGGCAAAACCTGTTCTGCTGCAAGTTCGTCAGCAGTGCTGATGCCATCTTCCCGCTTAACAAAGTGATGCGCTGCATGACCGATGCTGGGCTGTGGACCGATGTCGAGTGGGGCGCGGCTAATCCTTACGCGATGCGACCGGTGTGGTTGGGTTATGACCCCAGCCGCACGACCGATCCCGCGTCACTGGTGGCGATTGCCCCTGCCGATGACTTCAAACAACCGCATCGCTTACTAGAACGGGTGCGGCTAAAGGGGATGTCAGCCCGTTATCAGGCCGAGCAGATCATCAAGATGTGCGGCAAATACAACGTCACCCACATCGGCATCGACCGAACAGGTATTGGCCATGACGTTTACGACCTCGTTTATGAAAAATTCCCCGGCATCACCCAAGGCTTTCACTACAGCGTCGAAACCAAAAACACGCTGGTGCAAAAGATGCTGGATGTGCTGGATAACAAACGGCTGCTGTGGGATGCCGACTACAAAGACATTGCCCTGTCGTTTCTGGCAATTCGGCGGGTGGTTACCCGTAGCGGCAACGGCATGACCTTCGCCGCCAACCGAACCAAAGAAACCGGCCATGCCGACGACTTCTTTGCCATCGCCCATGCGCTGGCCAAAGAACCCCTTAACTGTGGATCAGAGAGAAAAAGTACGTGGAACCTGTATTAACTCAAGCCAGCGACAATCCGGTGATGGCCTTTAGCTTTGGCCATGCCGAACCACTGCTGAAAGATTCGTGGCTAACCGACATGGCGGGCGTCAATCTCGATTTAGAATTTAACCACTATGTGCCGCCAATCGACCGCAAGCTGCTGTACCAAGCGGCCAACACCAACGCCTATCTGGGGCCGGTATTGATGGCGCGGCGCAATATGGTGCTAAACGCCATCATCACTAACGGCCAGCTAAGCCGCGGTGCGCTTGGTCCCTGCATCCACAACTACCTGTGGTTTGGAGACATGGCGCTGCTGAAGCTGCGCAACAACATCGGCCAAGTGGCGGCGGTGGCGCCGTTATCCTCTTACTACCTGCGCCGCCGTCCTGATGGCGGCTTTAATTATCTGCAGGAAGACAGCGACGGGGTGATCACCGTTAAGCGTTATCGCGCCGATGATGTGGCGTTCCTGGGACAATACGATCCGCTGCAGCAGCTGTACGGCGTACCGGATTACATCGGCGGGCTGCAAAGCGCGATGCTTAATAGTGATGCCACCATGTTTAAGCGCCGCTACTACAAGAACGGCGCCCACATGGGTTACATCCTCTACACCTCGGATCCCAAACTCAGCGAAGACGATAAGAGCAAAATCGAACAGGCGTTGGCGGGCAGTAAAGGCGCGGGCAACTTCCGCAACATGTTTATCAACATTCCAGACGGGCAAGAGAAGGGCATTCAGGTGATCCCCATTGGCGATTTCAGCTCGAAAGACCAGTTTGCTAGTGCTAAGAACATTACCGCCCAGGACGTGTTAACCGCCAATCGTTTCCCCGCTGGGATGGCGGGGATCATCCCTCAAGGTGCGGCCAGTTTGGGTGATGCCCTAAAAACCGATGCGGTTTATCAACAAAACGAAGTGCAACCGTTGGCCCATGATCTGGTTGAGTTCATTAACAGCGACCCAGACTTAGCCCGACTGGGGCGGTTATCGGTAAAACCGCTGGTCACCGAAGCCTAAAACCACAAAGCCCCGCAAATGCGGGGCTTTTGTTATCAAGCTTGAATACTATCGAGCATGGCCACGGGCGCTGGCAGATAGTGCAGGGCTTGACGAGTGATGGTGGTGTGGCGCTTGGCGGAGTCAACAAATCCTTGCAGGGCACAGATGGCAAAATCCAGTTCGCTTAATGGTATGCGAGTTTCAGAATACTTATTGCCTTGCAGGTTTTTGACAATGCAGGCCATCGCATCGGCATTTTGCTTTACCCCTTGGGCACTTTGCTCAAGGGCGCGAAGCAGTTCTCTAGGGATTGGGGCGTTACGAACTACGCCGTCATTGGCTGGATAGTATTGGCAAGGCTGACTAGGTTGCAGTTCACTGGCCATGCGATTGAATTCGTTGATGTAGGCTTCTTTGATGGCGGCGGCTTGCTTGCCGGAAAAACCCATTACCAAAAACATAAAGCCGTCTTTGGTCATTTGATACACCTTGAATGGACGGCTTGCACCGCTACCTATGGCGATATTTTGAACATGGGCTGAAAAGTTAGCTGATGCAAATTCGGCTGAGCAATCAAGGGATTCAAGCTTGCGAAGGACGTTCTTGTGCTGTTTACCAAATGCTTTGGCAACCAGTAGGGATGAGGTAGTTGGCTGGCCTTGATGGGCGCGAACGGCATTGGCCGGAATAACGTGGTTGGTCATGGTGAGACCCTCTCGGAATAAGAAGTTATCTCCACCACTAACAGGTTCCTAATCTATTGGTGGTGGGCTGAGCGAGGTTAGGAACTACCGCTTCCAAGAATACGGCCCGACCGAAGTCGGCCTCACCCAGCCCCCCATAGACAATTGGGTGCGGCTAGGCCTGCGATCTTAAACCGATAGAACGGTGGTATCGCATCTTGGAATCTGCGGGGTTCCTAATCCCGGAGTTGGATTTTGCCAACTCGACGGCAGGATATGGCTGGCTCAAATTCATGTCAATAACCTAATAAATCGATTAGTTCAGTTTGTGATGATCACAATTGTGGTCATCATCCTTAGCATCAGCTCAATTTTGAGCTGATGGTCAGGCGGTCACTTGGTTAATAAACAGTTGCATCTGTTCGGCTGGCATCGCTCGCACTAAATCCACCAGCACCCGCTGGTTGGCTTGCAGCCCCGGATTCAGGGTGTGGCGGTAGCTCCATTCCGCCACGAACGTGTGACCACAGTGCGGATTGGTGCAGCAGCAGTACATCTTGGCGTAACCGGGAATTGCATCACTGGTGGACTGAATTCGCGCTTTCTCGCCACACTCTTTGCAGGTTACGCGCATTGCTGCATCCCTTTAAAACCTGCCCAGTCCATCTCTTTGATGCGTTCCACGGTGGTGGCCACCGTCTCCAGCTGTTGTGACGCCTTGCGGGCGTTGGAGCCATCCGCGCCATTAATCTTGGCGGCGCTTTTTAGCGGCACCCCACGGCAGTAGTGGTCTTCTAGGCTGGCGATGATCGCTTCGGATTTGATGGCGGTCAGGCTTAACAGCGCTTGGATGCGCGGCAGAGGCTCGCGCCCAGGTAAAAGCATGTTCATGTTGTCTCCTATAGGGTGCCCAATTCACGCACTTGGCCGTCTTCAAGGCGCCAGCGGGTGCCATCGAAGCCCATCACGGTGTTGCCGTGTCGTAAATCGTCAAGCTGGTGGAGTGGAATTCGCACTGCCGAGGCAAAAGCCGCCAGTGGATCAGTCGGTTTTGCCATCGGTCGGTCGATCACTCGGTGGCCAATGTCATGGTTCACCAGTCGTGGCCGACCCTCTGAATCGTACTCCGTACACTTATTGTTAGTGCTCCGAGAACGGCAGCTGTCGCTGCCTTTAGAAGCCGCGCCGGCGGCGCGAAAAGCCCACACCTTCGAGCGAGTGCGGATGTTGATTGGGTATTCGGTGCCGATCTGCACGCCAACCATCTTGGTTTGCGCTTCGCCGTATTTATTGCAGCCGTTATCCTCTTTTAAGCCTTTCAGGCCAATCGCCAGAGCGGTTTTCACAAAAGCTTTCCAGTCGCCAGAACAGGCGGCGGCACGGACCAAGCCAACGCGGTCTAGGCCATTGGCATCAGCCGCAATGCGGCGGGTTTCACGGTACAGGCCAGCGGTCATCACTAAGCCACCGAAGGAGAACTGACGAATGCGGTTGCGGGTTGCCCAAGTGCGAACGTTGATCACCACCTCGTTAGCAGGGCGGCCAGTGTCGTCATCAATCAGGTTGTCCACTTCCGACAGGCTGACGTTCTTGGCGATGTACTTCGCCACGTAGCCAACGGCAGAACCTTTGGTTGGGTCAATCGCTTTCCAGTCAAAGCGGTTTTCAACGCCGCGGTCGGTGGCGTCTTCGGCGCTGACGTATTCGCGGCAAATGTCGCGCAGGGCGGTGGCGTTTTCACGGTGGCAGAAAAACAGGATGTGCCAGTGCGGGGTGCCATCAACGTGCGGTTCAACCCCACGGAAATAGCGGTATTCAATTTCATCGCGCTTTAGCTTGGCGCGGATCTTTGCCCAAACGCCGTTAAGGGCGCGTTGGCCATCTTTTGGCGAAGCGCCGTTGTATTTGTTGTTCAACTTGGTGCCCTGGGCGCGCATCCGGTGGTACTTACTTGGTAGAGTAAAGGTCGCCATAAAGCCAACCATGCCATCTTCTTCGGCCAGCTCTTGCAGACCACGGGCACGAACCATCAAGTCGATGCGGCGCAGCTCGGGGTTAGAGACACTGGCGTTAACCGCATCGCGCAGGCTGATCACCTCGTCGTCTTCGCTCACCAGCTCTTGGCCGTTAATCCAATCGTTTTGGGCGCGACGGCGGGAACGGAACTGGCGCACCGCTTCTTTACTGGCATAAGGTGATCGGCCACTACCATTGCCAACGTTGCCGCAGACAATTTGCAGATGTTCATTGCACAGATCGCGGGCTTCACGAATTCGCCGTGCCCACCAATCCTCGCAAATCATCTTTTGGATTTGGCACTCGCCCTTGGCGATGAACAGTTCCTCACCGACTTCAAGTAAGTCCGGCAGCTGCGGGTGGCGAATGCCCTTGGTACGGCAAAATGCCGCTAATGCTTGATGCGCGGCCTCGATGTTTTCAGCGTAGCCAGTCAGTTCGCTGTGGGCGCAGTGGGTAAAAATCTCGAAGGCGCGGGTCGCAAGGTTCAATGCCAAGCGATCGGCGACGGCCTCATTGCGCAGTTGGCTGGCCTTAGTAAAAACCGGATATTGCTTCAGTACGCCCTGCACAAAGTCGATCTGCTGTCGCGCCCAGATGTTGGCACTGCGCAGTGGATCTTTGGCGGTAAGCGAATAGGCGCGGCGTTGCCACTCTTGTTTCACGTAGGCAGCGAATCGCTGCGGGATCATCACCAGCTGCTGTTCAAGCCATGCGGTTGAATCGCGATAGGGGCGAGTTTGGCTTAACGCGGTTTGCTGGTATGCCGGGCGCTGCTGGCTGGCCGCAACATGGGCGGCGGTTAACTTAGGTTCATCCGCTTCAAACAGCGACATCTGATTGCGGCTAGTCGGCAACTGGTCAACTTGCTGCTCAAGCGAGGCGATCATATCAGCGGCTTGCCAACGATGATTGGCGCTAACGCGGCCTGCGTTAACGCCATCATCGCTGCTAAACAGCGGATATTGCTCGGCTGAGCTTACAGAGTTGAACTGAGTTTGCGGCATTCGTTCAGTCGTCGGCTTCGTTAGTGATGGTGACAAATACAGGGGTTGGCTCTTTGCTTGGTAACCGCCAGTGGGGAATGCGGCGGTCTAACCATTCGATGGGATCAGCGATGCCATGTCGCTTTACCTCATCCACCACTGCCGCAAGCTCTGGCGACAGTGGCTGATTGATGTTGTTCATAACTAAGCCGCTTGGCTGGCAGATTGAATGGCGGCTTTGGCCTTTTGGTCTTTGTATGCCCACAGGCGCCACTCTAGTGGGTGCGGGCGATCTGCTCGGTCTAGCAAACATTTGGCGGCGTTGTGCAGCATCTTAAAAGCGCCGGCGCCATAAAGGTCGCAGTGCACGAGTTCGCCCATCGCAAAACTTGCGAGCGCATGACTGCTGGCAATTCTTTCGGCTTCATGGGTTGCTGACGCCGCGCGACGTTGGTGGCTGTATAAGTCATTCCACAGACGGCGATGTGGGCTCATGGTCTTTTTCATCACGCTATTCCTTTGTTAAGCCGCGTTGCGCTGTTTGACGATGGCCAGCAGTCGTTCGTGGGCGCGACCTGCGGTGGTGCGAATTTGAAATTCAAAGCCGTTCAAGGTGCGAACGCCATCCAAAATCTCTTGAGCTTCTTCGGCGCTTAGCAGCGATTCGCGGCCACACAGCAGCTCGCAAAACTCACGGTCCAGATAATCAAAGTGTTTCGGGCTAACCAGTTTCATTGGGCGGTTCCTGTTAAGTGGGCGGCTACCGCGTTGCAGGCAGCGGCGGGGTTTTTGTGGCTTAGGGCGCGGCGCAGTTGGCCCAATACCCACAAACCGCGTTTGCGCTGTTCGTCGCTTGGGATAGAGCTGGATGGCAAGGTGCCATCAAAGCTGGTGTGCATCAGCGCGTTGCTGTTTGGCACAGGGGTTAGGTGTTGCAGTGTTTCCATGACTGATCTCCCTGCTTGATTAGGCGTTACACCAGGTGATGCCGACTGCCGACATCTTGAAGCGGCGCGGGCCAACATGAATGCCGTCTTTCATCAGCGCGGCACGTGCCGGATAAGGCAGCTGTGGGGTGGTCACCACTTCGTTGATCTGCTGGCGCAGTTCGTGCAGCAGCTTGGTGGTGTCAGCTGCGATCGCTTTGTTGTGACGCAAGCAATGGTCGATGCCATCCAAACAATCGTTGACGCGCTCCAAGGCATTCAACAGGCAGCGACCAACGATGGTGCTGTTCAGGTTGATGCTCATGCTTGCATCCCCAACAGCTGCTGACGGGCAAAACCGGTGGCTTGCATCTTGCGCATTTCTGCAACGCACAGGCCGATCGGAAACACCGCTTTCACTCCACCTAAAGCCAGCTTGATCTCTTGCTCGCTTAGGCTTGGCAGTTGTCCGGCGTCTACCGCGGCCAATTTGCCGCGCAGGTTTTCAAACAGGTCAATCGATACGCGTTTCATAAAATTCCCTCTTACTGCTAATTCGTGTTGTTGCTTGTTAGTGAACCGAGTCGAACTCGGCTTTGGCTTCGGCCATACGGCGGTCGATGTAGTCGGCCAAGTCATCCACGTTGACGAAGAACGGGCTGCGCTGGCTGTTATCCATGCGAAACGCCGGGATTGGCAGCGACTGAGCATTGGCCTTTAGGTAGGCGGTGCGCAGGTTGATGCCGAAATAGGATTGGCAGATCGCGCTTAGCTCGATAATCGGCTTACCAAAGGTGGCGTGCAGGGCGTAGCGAGTGTTCATGTGGCGCTTCCTTCCTTTCGGTAGCGAGAGGGCCAAATCTCCCGCGGGTCTTTATTCAGTGCTGCCGCAATTAACTGCTGGCCGCGTTCGTATTTGCGGTTTTGTACCGCCCGAATAGTCGGTGGTGCGATTCCGTTCGCTCTGGCGATTTCCGCCATGTTGGTTCCGTTTTTCTCCAGTGCCGCTCGGATATCAGCAGGGTGCCAATCCACTTTCTGACCTCATTTGTTTCTGGTTGCGCAATCATAAGATCACACCATCTTAAGCAGCAAGAACTTTTGTGGATGAATTTGCGTTCATTAGAGGTTGATTTGCGCCGATAGTTGATTTGCGTCATAAACATGTGAGTTCAATCACATTTGTGGGCTCTTAAACCACAAAGATGGTATGATTGAGCAATCATGTTTTCGTTTCTGGCGGTTTGTATGCACAACTATTTAGGAAACGTTCTCGAAAGAGTTCACAGTTTGATAGGTTCTGGCTCGGTTAGAGCTGCCTCACAGCGATGGGACATCAGCCCAACTGCGCTGAGCAATATGTTCAAAGAGGAGCGTTGGCCGCATATTTCAACACTCGAGAAAATCTCATCAGCGGAGGGAGTGACAGTCGAATGGTTGTTAACTGGCATTTCAGAGCCAGTAGAGGGACACAGTTCAACAATGGTTGATATTCCGTGTTACTCCGTAGCAGCCTCGGCTGGGCAAGGTCAGACCGTTACCGATGAAAGTCAGACCGATGTGATGCGGGTTAATAAGGAGTGGTTGCGAGATCTGGGGCTGCAGAACGCCAAGTTAGCGGTGATCCAATCCAGCGGCGATTCGATGCTGCCAACCATTCCTGTTGGTGCCCCCTTGCTGGTGGATTTAGGTGTGAATTGCTACATGCAGGCGGGGTTGTATGTGTTCCGCCGTGGTGATGAGCTGAGCGTTAAGCGCTTAAGCCAAGATGTGATCACCGGCAACATTACCGTCGCCAGTGACAATTCGCTTTACCCAACTGTTAACTTAACTCCAGAACAGGCCGAAGACCTCAACATCATTGGCCAAGTTCGTTTGGTCATGTCGAAGTATTGATGCAGCAAGAATCCCCAGATACATAAAACCCCGCAACTGCGGGGTTTTGTTTTATGAGAGTTTACCGGAACTAAAGCTTTGAATTTGCTTCGTGATAATGCTCTCGACTCTAACTAGCAAACTGGATGAGCGGGCAAGCATGTAGTAAATTGGGCGCCTACGCGACAAATGTGATTGAGATCACGCGCCGAAAAGGTCAATATTGATTTGAAGTTATGCGACCTATGCTTTAGATTACGCGCCCTCTTCATGTCATTAATGGTCCGGCGCTATTGAATTTGCAATTGCGCTCATAGGAGTTGCCAATGATTAAAACAACCTATCAAGGTTCGACCGCTCGACAGCGTCAGGCAATACTTAAAGGCATCAAAGTTGATCTGCGCTCAAGCGAGTCATCCGCACAGAAGAAGACCTCAGCCAAAGAGCTGCGTCGTAGCGTAAACTTCTTTGAAAAGGCTTTGCAGTCAGTTTTGTAAATTGAAGCTTAATTTCAACAGGAAAGGCTGGTTTTGAACCGGCCTTTTTTGTGCCCAGATGGAGGGCACCGATTGTCAGACCAGAATGTTACACCACCGAAAGAGTGGGTATTTTTACAATTAACTGATGTTCAAGATGATAGCCCAGAGATTGTTGGGCTGATCGCGTACTCGCTATATAAGAAGCAGAAATCAAATTTGGCGGTTTCGTTGCGATCAGAAGGTGAGAGTGAAGTTAAAATTCAGCGTCGATTGGGTTATTTCCATGATGACATCCTTCGAGATTCAGATCGGCAAGATGAGCTTAAAAGACGCGCTGAAACCCTATTGCTTGAGACTATTGAACACGTTGAGGCTCAGCTGCGCGATAAAGTTTTCCAGCCTCAACTTCAAGCTGCCCAAAAGCGTAATGAGGATCTTGACAGCAAGCTAAAGCGTGAGCGCGTTCGACATCAAGAGGATCTAAAGGCGGCGGGAGCAAAGGCTGTCGCAGAATTTGTCGAAAAGATTGCTGATCACAATGTATCGGAAAAAAGCTTTGGTCGTAAGGGCTGGGATTGGCTTTGGAATGGCTTTGCTGGTGTTGTTGCTGGGGCGCTTACCATCGGTATTATTTACGCTGGCTCAATGGCGATGGCTGATCCCGACGACAGAAATGGTTTGATTAAAAATTTTGCGATGGAAGTCGCAGGGTATTTAGCTCAACAGCCAATAGAAGATTCCCCCAAGTCCGCAAGCACGGTAAAAGACGGTAAGTAAGCAGAACCCCGCCGAAGCGGGGTTTTGCTTTATGCCCTTTCAACCAGCTGCTTGTCATGCAACTTGTGCGGGAACAGTTGGGTGTAAACCTGCCACAAAATGTTGAGGTTACGGTGGCCAGTTACTTGGGCGACTTCTTCAATGGTGTAGCCTGCTTCGAATAGGCGACTGGCACCTTCGCGGCGCATATCGTGATAGCGCAAATCTTCGATACCTAACGCATTGCGAACGCGCTGGAACCCGGCAGTGACCGAACGGGAGTTGTATGGAAATATCCGATCGCCTTTGCGCGGTTGCTTGGTGGCAATGGCGAATGCGTCCCCCAGTAGCGGCACAATCATGTGATTGCCTTCTTTCTTGCGTGGGTCTTTGCGGTCGCGCACCAACACGGTTTTATTGGTTTGGTTAAGATCTTCCCAGCGAAGGTTGCAGACTTCGCCAACGCGCATGCAGGTTAGCAGACTAAATTCCAAAATATCGGTAAACGGGATCAGGCTTTTACCGCCGTGGCCTTCACGTTCCAATAGTCCCTGTTTTAACTTTTCTAGCTCCACCGTTGTTGGCCGCCGAGTGCGCTTTTGTGATTTACCCACCAGCTTCATATCAATTAGCACCGGCGTGGCTTCTTCAAAGATGGCGTGGTTCGCCTCGATATTGAAAACCGGCTGGGCTTTTTTCATGACCGAACGCAGATAGGCGATATCGTGATAGATGGTGGCTGGTCCCGCTCCGGCCTCGCGGCGGTCTTTGCAGTGCTGGATTAGTGCTGCAGTGGTTAATTTATTGGTGTCGATTTTGGCAACGTCGCAGTCGCGCAGCATCTGGATCACATAGCGCTTGGTGCGCCCGGTGTTATTCCATAAGTCCCTTTCAGCAATAAACAAATCGATAAGCTCGGCAATTGAAGTGGTACGCCTTGCGTTCACCCCGTGCGCCTCGATCTCGTCTAACTGGTTTTTGCCCCACGTTTGCGCCAGGCTCTTTTTGCTAAACGTCTTGGCGTATCTGTGTATAATCTGGCCTAAATTTTTGACCGTGATCGTCGCCTTGTAGCGGGTTTCACCGCTGGCTAGCTTTCGCTTTTGAATGCTGACTGATGCCATTAACAGCTCCTTCGCGAGGCGTACTGAGTGCGTTGTTATTGGGCGTACTATAGGCGTACCGAGCAACCAAATCTATCCAAATCTATCGACTTTGATAGACATTTGAGACAGTAAGATAAACCCATGAAATCAACCGAAAACCCGCGAAACGCCACGGCTTTCGCTGCTTCCCGTTTTTCCATTGCGCCGATGCTGGATTGGACCGATCGTCACTACCGCTATATGGCGCGACTGATCTCCAAACACACCTTGCTGTACACCGAGATGGTGACCACTGGCGCCATTATTCATGGCAAAGGCGATTACTTGGGGTACAACCAAGAGGAACACCCAGTGGCGTTGCAGCTGGGCGGCAGCAATCCGGCGGATCTGGCTCACTGTGCCAAGCTGGCGCAGCAGTATGGCTACGATGAGGTCAACTTGAACGTGGGTTGCCCATCGGATCGGGTTCAAAATGGTCGCTTTGGCGCCTGTTTGATGGCCGAGCCGCAGCTGGTGGCGGATTGCGTTAAGGCGATGCAGGATGTGGTGGATATTCCGGTGACGGTGAAAACTCGAATCGGTATCGATGAGCAAGACAGCTATCAGTTCTTGACCGATTTCGTGAGCACCGTGGCGGACGCCGGTTGTCGTGACTTCACCATTCACGCCCGCAAAGCGTGGCTGCAGGGGTTATCGCCGAAGCAGAACCGCGAAATTCCAGAGCTGATCTATCAGCGCGCTTATGATGTGAAGCGCGATTTTAGCGATCTGACCATCGGCGTGAACGGCGGCATTACCACCATTGAACAGTGCCTTGAGCACTTGCAGCATCTGGATGGGGTAATGGTCGGCCGCGAGGCGTACACCAACCCGTGGCTGTTGGCGCAAGTCGACAGCGCCATTTTCGGCGATGACCGTGCGCTGCTAAGCCGGGTTGAAGTGGTCGAACAGATGATCGCTTACGTTGATGCCCATGTGGCCCAAGGTGGCCGAGCGAACCACGTTACTCGCCATATGCTGGGTCTGTTCAATGGCCTGCCGGGCGGTCGTGGCTATCGCCGTTATCTGGCGGAAAACGCCCACAAACCGGGCGCTACCGGCGATGTGCTGGCCCAGGCGTTGGCGGCACTGCCAAGCGAAGCGCTGACCGCATAA